TTTCTTTAGTAAATTCTTTAGATTTATCTTTCTCGTCTTGTTCTAATTTTGCTAATTTATTTTTTACTAATGCATACTTAGGGTCATCTTCTGACATTCCTTTTAATCTTTCTTTGTATGATTTCTTTTCTTTAGCAATACTATTAAGTTCATCTAAAAGTTTCTTTGCCTTTGGATTTTTTTTGATATTTGCCTCTAATTCTTTTTCTTTGTCTAATTGTTCTTGGTTTTGTCTTTCAGTTTCTGCCATTTCTTTTTTGATATCATCTATATTATCAGCATATCCTTTAATTTTTGCCATAGATACTTTAGATTTCTTACCAGTAACAAACAACTTTGCTTTATATTTTAAGTTAGCAATTTTATAAAATGCCGCTAACATATCAGAATCTTGCTTTAAGGTTTCTATTTCTTTATTGATACCTTCTAATCTTCTAATAGTATCATCATATGTCTTTTGTGCTGAATCTCTTTTCTTTGCAATATTCTCACCTCCACTATCTCTATCTTTATCTATTTTTTTACCCATTTGGATAAACTGGTCTGCTGCTGACAATAAACCATCAAAGTATTTTCCTATTAATTTTCTACCTTTGAAAAATGTAAATATCCCACCTAACCCCTCGTTTAATTGATATTGTTGAGATTCAGTAATTCCATCTCCCATTCCAGTAGATAGAATGTACATATATGTTTTTATAAATTCTCTTTTTTGTTCTTCTGTTTTTAGATAGTCCATCAAGAATGTCATATCATCCGAGAACTCTTCTTTTATAAGTTCATTAAAATATTTTCCGTTAAATTGCATAGTATTATATTAATTTATAATCTATTTAATCAAGGAAAGATATACTTTAAATCTATTGTTACATTATATTAATTTATTGTTTAATAGTGTACTGTTAATCCGACTGCTTTTCTAAATGCATATTTTTTTAATTTCTCTCTGTTATGTTTAACAACTAAAACATTATCTAAGTTTGTTTTAACTCCTCCACCAATCAAAGTAGTAGAACCAACAGAACCATATCTAAGTTTCCACACTTTCATCTGTTCAACTTCAAAAGTTTCTCCTTTGAACTTTCTTGCTCTTGGATTCGTTACTCTGACAATATCACCAACCTCAACTGGGAAAGTATTTCCACTACTAAGAATCGTATCGTCAATATCAAAATCATTGAAGGCAATCTCTATTGCTTTTTCTTCAATCTCAAAGCGTTTTTTGTCTTTAGTGAGGTCTAAGTACTCATGAGGGAAATCAATACTACCAGCAAAGCGAGTAGACCCGTAGACATGTTTAATAATTTTTTCTTCTTTGGTATCAAGAATCATGATGTAAAAATCAGAATCATCGTAGTAGTTGTTTTCATCTTCTCTGTAAGCAATGTATCTTTCCATAGTAGTAGTGTTTTAAGAGTATCAACATCGACACCCATAGCTAATATACAAAAAAAACCTTAGACTACAAAATTTCTAAGGTTTATTTTTAATTTTTTTTTTGTTTTATAGACTTATTACAATATCTATAATACCATCTTCGATAGTAGTTTTGGCATTTGCTTTTACTTTTTTTCCACTACTCCAATCTTTATATTCTATCGAGTCAATATCTTTGTATTTTTTTATAAGTTCTGGACTTGCCTTATGAGAAAATCTAGTACCTGCGAAAGTCTTTGTTACTGTACCTTTGTCTTTTAATTGTTGCACTTCCTCTTTACTCAAAGATATATATTGAGTTTTCTTCTCTTCGTTCAAAAATTCGTTAAGTGATTTCATTCTTTTGGTTTATTTTATATTAATTTATAATCTATTTAATCTAAGAAACAATAGCCAAATCTTTAGTTATTAATTCTAAAAAATAGTCTAGTGCTTTCTGTCTATTCTCATTTTTAATTTTTTTCTGTAATTCTTTAGCAAATTTAATAGGATTTGATGATTTTATTAACATATCATACAAATCTGCATGTACTGCCCAAAAATATTGTGTATCTTTTGTAATATTTTCAACAATCAATGTATTATCTCCTATAAATTTTTTTATATTTGTCCATGCAATTTCTTCAATTAAAAATTCATTTAATGATTTCATAATATTGTTTTACTTTACTTATTTAATCTTTGTATTCAGTTTGTAACTCATGCTACAATATACAAAAATTATTTGATTTAACAAAAAAAATATACTTATATTAAATAAAGAAAGAACCATCATCGGATTCGCAGTCCTAGGTTCTTTCAAAATAATGAAATATTTATGGAATATTTAATATCCAAAGAAAAAGGTAATTGTAAATATTACTTCTATAAAACTACCAATATAATCAATGGTAAATTCTATTATGGAAGTGGAAGCAAACAAAACTATATAGGTAGCGGTAGAGCATTTCAACATGCTTTATTAAAATACGGCAAAGAATGTTTTATCCACGAAAGACTAAGATACTTTAAGACACGAGAAGATGCTTTTAGATTTGAAGAAAAGTTCTTGTGTATCTATGATATAAAAAGTCTTGAAGAATCATACAACTTAATTAACAAAGGACAAGGAAAAGGAAGAGAAATATTAGAATCCTATGACCCAGATTATAAAATATGTCTTGGTTGTGAAGAAACAAAAGAGAATAGTGAGTTTAGTCCTGATAAAAGGAATAAGGATGGACTTTATAGTTATTGTAGGGATTGTTATAATCTTATGTCCAGAAAACCACATAGACATATAAGTAAAGTATTCCAAAGACTAAGAAAAAAATATACAATAGAAGTAGAAAGAAAAGACTTTATTGAATATTATCTTCAAGATATTATGTATAAGAAACTATATAGTAAATGGGAAGATTCTAATTATAGTTTAGATTTGACACCAAGTTTTATCCTAAAAGACGTTGATAAACCAGTTAGATTTGATAATATCAAAGTAATTACTAAAAAAGAACTATGTATTATAATAGGGAATAGAAGTAAAGATGGTACAATAAACATGAAACAAAAAAGAGTCGGTGCGTTCAAGGATGATAAACTAATATATGAATTTATATCTGTACGAGAAGCAGGAAGAAGCGGATTTCATCTTAGAAGTATATTTAGATGTTTGTCCGGAGAAAGAAAAAGATACAAGGAATATGAATGGATGTATTTAGAATAAAAAAAGGGAAGTAAAAACTTCCCTTTCTTATTATATAGAGTTATTATTCTAACTACTATGCCCAGTATTCATCAACTAAGTTTTTAACACCAAACGTTAAATACATCGTTTCTGGATGATGACCTGCATGTACTAATGCATATCTAGACTTCATTTGAAGTTTAGGTGCCATAGTACCTTCAGCGATAGTTTCAACAGTATCAGCCATTACATAAGGCATGAATACTAAACCTGGAGATTGACCATCACCTTTTCTACCAACTGCGATTCTACCATCAGACCATGCCATGTTAGGGTCAACATAGATAGCAATACCTGCTAAAGTTCCGATTGGATATAATGCACCAGGAACTTGGTTGATTGTGTTTGCAATTGGATAAGCAACGAATCCAGCACAATCTTGAAGACCAGAAGCAGTTTGAAGTGAACATACTGCAAAAGTTGCAGGTCCTCTTCTACCTCTTACTGAAATCATGTTAGACGCAGCTAACAATCTTGACATCAATCTTCTTTGTCTTGTACCTAAGTTTTCAGCACCTAAGTTAGCAGCATCAACTTGTTTAACAGTTTTACCTGCTCCAAAGTACAACCAATCTGGAGTAGAAACTGCAGGAGAAGAACCAATAGTTAAGTTTGTAGTTGAAGTTCCTAATACTAAGTGGAAGTTGATACCTTGTACTGCTTCAATATTGTTAGCATTAGTTTTTCCTAATTCAAAGATGTTTCCTAAGATATCTTTGTTGATTTGTTGAGTCATTTCATTTGCTAAGAATTGGTTTGCTTGTGCAACCGCATCAATACCGAATTGTTTCAAGTCCATTAATTGCTCTCTTGTTACAGCAGCTGCAGCCTGTACAGTTTTTGCATCAACAGATTTAGAGAATAATGTCATGTTACCAACATTAGCAGGAGTAGTTTCACCTTGTAACCTTGTCATTCCACCAACTTCAGCAGCAGAAGAGTAAGCACCTTGTGCACCTCCGTTGTTGTTGAAATCTTGTACGTGGTCTTCTAACGCTTTAACTAATTCTGCTTTAGAGATAATACCAGCAGTACCACCAGCAAAAGTTAAAGTAACTGGAGAACCAGATGTAGTTGAAGAAGGAATTAAAGATGCTACAGTATTAGAACCAGAAAGTTCTCTTGGTAACTTAATGATAGCATAACCATCAATTCTTGATTGTCCTAAAATAGTAACAGCCTCACCACCTAAACTTGCAGTAGCACCAGCAGTTGCTAAAGTATATTCATCTAATTCTGCTTTAATATAAATTGGAGAATTTGGTGCTTTACCATCAGTACCTGCAGCATACAAGTCATTTAAAGGTGCATAACCATTTTTACCACCTGCATATACGAAATCCATATAAGATAACATACCTACTGGTGCGTTCATTGGTACAGTTGGAACTAATTCCAAACCAATAGTTTGTGCAGCAACTTGGATTGCTAATGGTAACAATGAATAAGGAACATCACCTGAACCTTTTTCTCCTGTTGACCAACCGTTTCCTTGAGTTGTTGGTAATTGTACTGCACCCATACCGTTTACTGAACCTAAAGTAGCATAAGCATTGTTTTCATTTAAACCATTTGCTAATTTAGCTTCATAATTCTCTTGCAATTGACAAATTGTTGCAAGGAATTGTTTCTTTTCTGCTGAAACACCTTCGATACCTACAGTTTGTTCGATAACAGGTGACCAACTTTCTAATAATTGTCTGTTCATTTTTTAACTAATTATTTTTTATTTTGTTTATTTAATTACCTTCCGAAATTTGCTCTATAACTTTCGATAATTGCCTGTCTTCTATCAGATAATTGTTGTTCAGTTAAAAGTTTTTTCGGTTCTTCTTTAATTAGATTTTCTTTAGTAAAAGTTACATTCCAGAACTCTCTAATTGCAGAAGAGGTTTTAAATTCACGAAGTTCTGCTCTTTTAGCAATCTTCGCTTTTTCAGATTCTGCTAAAGATTCCCAAGTTTGCTCGTACTTTGCTGGAAGTTGCTCTAACCATAATGGTTTTTCGCTTTCTTCAACTTTTTCGATTTTCTCAGTCACTTTAGACTCGTTCAGTGTTTCTGCTCCTTGCTTCTTAGCATCAACAATACTTTCTATTCTTTCAAAGATAGAAGATTTGAAATCTTCGATATCTTTAGATTCTTTAATTACTTGTGAAGTTCCTTCATTCAAAGACTCTTCTAATTTAGTTACTGAATCAGTTGCATGTTCTGCCCACTTCTCAATTCCAGTTACAGACTCAGTTACATGCTCTGACCATTTCTCAACAGCAGATACTGTTTCAGTTACATGCTCTGACCATTTCTCAACAGCAGATACTGTTTCAGTTGCATGGTCTGACCAATTCTCTAATGCAGTTACTGTTTCAGTTACATGACTTGACCATTTTTCAATTGCGTGAAATTTTTTCAATAACATATCAACTTTTTCTTCTAATGTAATATCTTCAACACCACCATCTGCTTTACCAATAACAATTGGCTCATCAGTTGCATCTAAGAAAATTTTAATTTGTCCATCTTCGGTTCTTTGGATTGCCGTAATAGTACCTCCTTTATATTTATCACCTACTTGTAAATCAGTAGTCTTTTTTCCAAAATCTTTTTCTACTTTAGATTCTTTACCTTTATTAGTTGGCATTACTTCTACAGATTCTTTAACTGGAAAGAAAACTGGTTCGTCTTCATCATCAAACCAAACTTCAACTCCACCATCTTCAGAATTTTGAATTGCTCTTACAGTTCCGTAATCTTTATAAGATTTTCCAACTTCAAATTTAGCAGGTACAGAATCTTCTAATTCTTTTTCTGCTCCATGAGATTCTTTCATAATTTTAAATTCAGCAACTACGTGGTCTGCCCATTTTTCAATTGCTTCAATTTTTTTAGTAAGTGATTCTATAATTTCTTCATTCTTATCATAGATACCTTTGTTAAATTCATCAACCATATGGTCGTTTTGTTTAATGATACTTTCCTGGATATTTCTAAGGTCTGCTAACTCGGATTTCATCTCGTTAATTTCTCCCTTAGTGTACTCACTGAAACCATTAAACTCGTTTTCTTTAATGTATTCGATTTTGTTCTCCACGTTTTCTGTTTTATTTTTATTATTTAATTCAGATGTATTTACGCTTTTAGTAAACTCGTTTGTTTGTTTGTTAATTTCATAAATTAAAAAACTTGAGTAGTCTTCATTTTCAATTGAATCAAAACCATATGATTCATTTACACTATTCATAACTGCATTTTCAAAACCTGGTGTATCAACTAAGTCATATGTAAACAACTTATGAATTTTAACAGTTTTGTTTTCTGTTACAGTTCCTGCTGCTCTTGAAGATATATGTAATGGAACTCCTGCATCCACTAATGCTTTTGCTTGTTTACCAGCATCAGTATCAAGAAGTTTGATTCTTCCCATCACTCTATTGTTTGCTTCATCCATCCAAACTTTCTCTACAATATGAGATACGTTTTTTAAAGATGTTTCAAATTGCTTTGGGTGGTCAAGTTCTCCTAAACATTTTCCTGCCTCAACAACTTTCTTCAATGCCTCGAAATGAGGTTGAAATTCTTTTTTGGTATAAACTCTACCATTTCTATTTTCGGAATCAAATTCAGTAAATACACCCTCGAATGTGTATTTTTTATCTTCATCTGAAGATGGTTTGATTTGATATTTTGACTTCTCGATTAATAAAAGTTCTTTCATCATTAAAAATTAATTTTAAGTATATTTATATTATTTAATCTATTTAAATTTTAGAAACCATCATCACCCCCCTGTGCATCTAATTGTTCTTGTCTTTCTTTATCTTCTCTTTGTTTTAGTCTTCTATTTTCTTTCATGTCATCATCTGAAAGTTTAAGATATTTTTTAACTAAATATTCAGAACTAAAATATCTAACTTCGTTGCCCTCTGCATCCATATCAACAAGAGAATCTTTTGCAGACTGTATTAAATCAAGTCTTTTTTGCATTAACTCTGCCTCTTTCAATTCTTCGAATACATCATATCTTGCCCACTCTAAGGTTACTCTCATATCAAACATTGGGTCATCTTGGATATCTGGAATATCTCTTTTTGTTTGTAGAATAGTTGGTTTAACTAATATTTCTTGAATTTTTGCACGAAGTCTATCTAAGAATCTACTAAAATAAATTTCTTCTCTTGTATATGCATCTGCTGCTGATTCCCAAACTGGGGTTTCTTCTTTCATAAAACGATTTCTTGGAATCTTAGATACTTGGATAAGTTTATCTACGAAATAACCAAGTGATTCAGTATCAGACAAGTCTGGTCCATCATTTCCAATATTTTCAATTGTAGGTTCTCCTGAATCTCCGGATGGAATCCAATATTCTTTTGAGAATGGCATCATTGCTTTACCATTTACTTGTAACTCTCCTGAATCTGTATCAAAATTAATATTCTCTCTGTAACTTTGCATTAAAGAACCAAGTGTTTGTTTTGCCATTGATTTTGATTTACCACCAACTGGAATAACAAACTTTGTTCTATAAGAACTATTTACAACTGCCCAGATAATTCTAGACTGTTCCATAATTCTCAATAAGTTAAAAGAACGAATTAATCTTTCTGTGTAAGAAACTCGATTCTCTCCATTGATTGCAGAGAATGAAATAAAGATTACCTGAGCATCTGCCAATTCTCTTTTCTTAACTTTATCTTGAGGATATTGAACCCAACCTCTTGTACCATCTTTGTCAATCTTTGGTGTTAATGAAATAGCATCCAATTCTTTAAAACCAATTATATTAGTATTTGTACTATCCCAAATAACCTCAAATGCTAAAAATCCCTCAACCAAGAATTTTTTTACATAGTGCCATGCAGTATTCTCGTTTCTAAATCCAAATAGATTATATATTTTTTTAAAATTTTCATTTAGTGCATCTTCTATTGTAGTTGCAAATTCTTCTTTTAAGTCCAAATCTCTATCCCATTTGATACTAGCAAAATAATTATTAGTATTGAATACTACAATCTCATCAGTAAGTGTATCAAGAATCATTTCAATTTCATCTTGTAGTGAGTATTTTCTTAACTGTTGTAATTTTGCTGGATAACTTTGGTCGAAAAAAGGAATATTTTTTTTAGAATAAACATCTGAATATGAGAAATCATATAATTGGTCTACATTATCATGATTATAACCATATCTAAGTAAGTTATTATTTTTCTGCCAACCTATTTGATTTTCAATAGAACCAATTGCCTCAGAGTTAGAAATTACTGAATCTTTATAGTCATATCCTCTACCCGATAACTTTCTAAGTGTTGGGTTATTAAAAGCACTATTTGTTTTTTTAGTTCCGTTATTTAGTAATGACGCCATATATAACTATTTTGTATTTTGTTATTATATTTAATTTGTTTAATTTCTGGACCTTTTATATTCAGAAATCATTTGATTATAAGTTATTCCTTCAAAATCTTCAATTGATAATAGTCCTGCATTTACCCAAGAATTATAGTTGATTACATATAATTTTGATTTTCTACTTGGTATATAAGTTCTTAGTGCAAATCCTACTTTATATGTATTTAATATTGCCCTAAGTGCATTGTAATTATATCTAATCATGGGTTGTTTGTTAGCAAATGCGGGTACCTTTGCACTATTAACTCTTTGGAAAAAACCACTGTATGTTTTTTGTACAGTATCCAATAACTGCCACTTCCAAGGTTTAGGTATAAAATTTAAATTTATACCAAGTTCCAATCTAGACCTACCATTCACGATAGTACCTATACTAAGTACTACAGGTTTTTTATCATAGTAATCTAATTTATCTTTGTGTTTAGGATTATAGTTAAATGTATGGATTTTTCCATTTTGCATAAGTTGGTCTTCTACGAATACAACATCTGGATTCTTAGTATCTTTTTTTGCACTTGTCCACCATTTATATGCTAGTATCTCAGATTCTCTATCTCCTATATTTCTCTGAATCTCGTATAGTTGTTCTAATATCATCTTGTTATGTTGAACCAATCTTCATCAGCAACAAAAAATACCCACTCTTTTGCTTTACAAAAAGCAACTGCTGATTTGAATTTCGATAGATTAACTAAAATTGTTCTTCTTAGATAATCATAATTCTGCATTGCTTTTTTAGTTTTTCTTGTTGGCATATTTGGCACTTCTTTATATTCTTTTTTTGGTTTTACTTCTACTACCCATGTTCTACCATCTTTCATTTTTACCCAAAAATCTGGATAGTAATTTTTTATAGTATTTTCTATAGGGCAATGGTATTTAATTTCTACACTTTCGGAACACCATTTTTCTACTTGTGGATTGTTCTCGCACCAAACACAAAAACGATATTCCCAAGATGACCTATATATAACTTTTTTAACCTTTCCGTTATATTTAGTGGACTCGGAAATATCGAAATATCCTTGTTTAGTTCTTGCGTTTTTTGTTGGTTTTAGATTTTTAATCCCCATACAATATTTACACTACAATGAGTGCATTCCATCAGTATCAGTATCAAATCCAGAATCTAAACTAATTAAAATACCTTTTGCTTTTTTAGGATGTAATCTTTTCCATCCTTTTGCAAATCCATTAATACATGTTGATGTAAAGAATGAGAATGGATTAGGGTCTTTGATAATTATATCTTTCTTTTCAAAGATTTTTTCTTCTCTTTGATTTTTCTTTATAATATAATTTAATTTGATTTTATTTTCTTGTGGATAATTTTCTACTACAGTTGCTGCAGCAGTTCTTGTGTGTTCTTCATCTACAAACACTCTAATCTCATCACCTTTTTCTAAATTCTCATATCCATGAAACTTTGCAAAGTCTGGGTTGAAATCTCTCCAATTTTTAACAATATCATAGTAAGCTTCCGATAAAGCATTTTGTTTATCATCTTCACATTTATAATAAAGTTTTCTGATTGTTCTGTTTGCAAGTTCCATTAACATTTTTAGTGCACCTGGGGTTAATTCATCTTGCGCTCTTGATTTGTAAATTTCTTCTAAAAGGTCTCTTTTGTTTAAGTAATTCTTTGAAGTTTTTGCCATCTTTGGTTTTGTTTTAGAAAAAGGGGAACTATATTCGCTCCCCTTTTATTGTTTATAAATAATATTAGTTTCCAACTAACATAGAAAGTTCTTCATTCAACATCGCTAAAGATTCACTCAAGATTTCTTCATCTTCAATCTTCTCTACAACTGCGTTTCTAGTTTCCAAGATAAATGTTACTTTATCCAAGTTCAACAAGTTAGATTTATTCTCAAGAACCTTATATGCATCTGCAACATTTTTTTGGTTTTCGATATCAAAAGAGTTGTACATATCAATTGCTTCTTCTAACTTCTTGTAAGTATCTTCTACTTTAGAAGAAACTAAGATATCCTTAACTTGGATTTCTTCTACTAATCTCTGGAACTCCATACATTCTTTGTTGATAGAAAGTCCTTCAACTACTACTTCAAAATCCAAATTATATTTAGACTTTAAAGATTCAGATAATTCTTCTACTCCTTCAATATCTAAAGACTCAAGTACAGTATCTCTCTTTACTTTATCGTACTTAGTAATTAGTACTTCATTGTTTGCTAATTTGAATACATCAAATGATTCATTTGTAGTTGTAACATTCTTAACAAATTCAATCTCTACAAGTGTATGTGCGTTTTCATACATAAATTCAATCATCGCTCTTGAACTATTGTCTGCATAAGGAATAATACCACCATTCTTCAATGTAGTTGTTAAAGATTTTTTATCTACAACTTCGGTTTCATTGATAAAAATTCTATTGGAACTATCACCCGCAACAACTTTAATATTTGCCTTTGGTGTCTTCATTACAAATGTATTCTCTCCAATATAATTAAAATATCTAAGTGCATTTTGTGCTGCTTTAAACATTCCATTAGTTTGACCTTGATATTTCTCAAGTTTCTTCATATCATTAGTAACCATATAGTTAGTACCACCTGAACTAAATATAAATCCCTCTTGAATTTGCATAACTGGTGAAACAGGAGAACTTGAAATAACTGCATCTTGTTTTACAACTTTTCCAAATGCTTCTTTTTCATAAACTGCAATTATATTTCTAATACTTGGTTCAAATTTAAAACTAGCAAGTTCAGATAATTTACCTTTGATTTCAGACTCACCTAATACAACTATAGATTGTAATTTATTTACGATTGGTGTATATGTATTAGACCCAGTATTTCTAAGTCTTTCCATAATAGATTCCAACTGTAATCCATATTTATTATCTACTTTGAATTGTTCAAATTCAGAAAGAAAGTTTTCAATTGACTCAATCCATTTATATTCTGCTAACTCATTCATTAATTGATTGAACCCGTTTACTGAAAACTTGCTCTTTAATTTATGAATACCATTTCTACAAATAGTTTGAGACTCTTCGTGCTCTGTAAGACTTTTTACAAGTTCTTCCAATCTTTCGTATAAATCAAATTTCTCTACGATATTAATTCTCATTTTATGTATCTTATTTTTATTATTTAATCTAGTTTAATTATTTAATCTTTCTATTCTTATGGATAAAAAGTACTGGCATTATTTCCAGTAGGCCAAACATCTTTTTCTACAACAATCTTTCTACCGCTAGCATCTGTATTTTCACCTAAATCTTTTACTGTATATAGATTTTGTTGTATATTTGCCATTCTTGTACCATTAAACATAGATGTATCAAATTGTTTTGCTCTTTCATCTTTGAATATTGGGAATGTAGCATTGACCTCCAAACCAAAATTTAATTGCATTTCTTTTTTATCAGAAAGTCCAAATTGCATAGTTCTTTCTTTTGCAATATCTGCAGGAATGGCAAAATAACAAGGAATCTTAACACTAAAAACATCTACATAGAAGTAAACATTCTTGTAAAGATTTTGAAATATAGTCTGCATACATTTGTAGATATCAATATTGGAATCTACAAAAATAGTAACTTGGAAATCCATTTTGAAAGGTGCTTCTATAAATTCAGCATTATATTCTTTCAACTCACCATCTTCATTTCTTAGATAGTTTGCTCTTTTGAATTTGTTTGCTAAATACTCCTCTTGTAGTGCAACTGAATTTAATGAAACATGTGCTCTAGGATACTTGTTATAAACCCCTGCAATTGCTCCCTCTTTTTGTAACTCATCACTATTCAAGAATATATCGGAAAGAAATCTCTCTGAACCTGCCGTAGTATAATAAATTGGTACATCAACTTTAGTATCTTCGTTGTTGATTGTATTGTACCAATAAATTCTATCTTTTAGTGAGTGTAAAACTCCAACTAAAACATTTCTAAACAAAGTATTATCTTTGTTTTGGTAACTATTAAAAATATGCTGTATATCTGCCATCTATGTATTTAACATGGTTTAATTTCCAACTCAGAAAAACCTGCTACTTTATTTACTGCATATATACTATTAAACATCTCTGGGGGCAATTCTGAATGGTTAATCACGAATGCATGTAGATTTAATTCATCAACAATATCTCTAATCAAACTCAACATCTCATATACTCCATAACTATCGATACTTGCTAAAATCTCATCTAAGAACAATAAATTGATACTTGGATAATTTCTTTTCATAATCTTAATCAACGAAACAAGAACTGCAAAATCTGCTTTCTTTCTCTCACCTGTACTAAGCGTCTTTGGATTAATCTCTTCGCCAATAGAAATAATTTTACTATTGAATTTCTCGTCAATCTCAATTTTATATGGAAAATGTAACTTTTTACTAAACTCATTAATATTCTTATTGAAAGAAGGTAAAAAGTTTTTCATAATTTGCAACTTGACACCATCTTCTCCAAATATCTTACTCAATTCAGTATAGATATATGTTTCTTTTTTGTAAGTGTCCAAACTATTTAACAACTCATTTATCTTCTCGATAGTCTTATCAAGAACTTCTGTAAAATCATTTGATTTATTTTTGTCAGTATTTTCCAACTTCTTACTTTCTGACTCTAATTTCTTTTTTTCTACATTTAATTCAAAAAGTTCATCTTCTATCTTAGTTCTTGCGCTTGATATTTTACTTTTAATATCTTCTATCTTATCAATATCACTTTTACAATCTTCTAATTTAGTTTTAAGTTCTTTTTTTCTCTCCTCTAATTCTTTTTTAGTATCTTGGTGTTTTTTTGTTTTTAATGAACTTCCACACTCATGACATTTGTCACTATTATAAAGAGAAATTTTATGGTCTATTTGTTTTATCTCAAGTGTATATTCGTTTTTAGTCTTTTTATATTTTTGGTATGCAGTATCAACTTTAATAATTTTGTCAGATAGTGTAGAAGACCTCTCATTCACTTTATTAATATCAGATTGTACTCCCTCAAGAATAGAAGAAATCTCATCCAATCTATCTGAAATATTCTGAGTTTTTTCAGCATCTAAACTTTTAATTTTTTCTTTTATTTGTTTTTTGTTCTCATTCAGTACATCTACTTGTCCTTCTATAGTATTCATTGTACCATTAAGTTCTCGTACTTGTTCTTTTAATTTCTCGTTTACTTTATTGAAGAATACAATACCAAAGATTTGGTCTAAGATTTTCCTTTTATCAGATGCAGACATTGTCAAGAAAGACTTGAACTTATCTACTGAAATCGATATAACATTATCAAAAGTTGTTTGAGGTATTTTAAAATACTCGGTTTCTAAAATTTCTTGTATATTAGTTTTACCAGCAGTTTCCAATGGTTTTCCATCTACGAATACATTAAAAATAGATGGATGTAAACCCCTTTCTATTTCAACTTTTGATTTATTAGCAATTAATATTATTTTACCCCATAGACTTTTATTGATTCTGTTTGGAAGGTCTCCCATTTTTTTATCGAGTACTTTACCATATGCAAGATATGAGATAACCTCTCTAATAGTTGATTTACCATGACCTGACTGTCCAATCAACATAATCATATTATTGTCTTTGTCGAAATCAATCTTAGTAATCTTATTTCCATAAGAGTTGAAGTTCTTAAATTCTATACTTTCTATTTTCATTGTATCTGTTTAATAATTTCATCAACAATAGCATGTGCTTTCTTTCTTTCTTCACCCTCTTCAAATCTATTGTCTATTTCTTTGTTAATTAATTCTTTAGCATCTAAACTCGATGAACTATCGTCAATACTATCATATTCATTATCAATAGGAAAAATATTCAAAGACCTACTATTTTCACTAATCTTATGGAATATCTTATTAAGTGCTGCCGAGTTCTTTACTAATAATTTGTTTTGGATATGAATATCAATAAAGTTATTTGCACTTTCTTTTTGTATTTTTACAAATATTTCTTTTTCTAAAGTATTGATAGTATAAGATAAAAACTTAGGTGCAATATTATTTTCATAGAAAGTTTCTTCACCTGTTTCCAAATTCAAGTAATATATGCCCTTTCTATTTCCAGAATCACCTCTTGTTATTTGATAAGGTGTACCTATAACATTAATATTACCCTTTGTTTGTCCCCAGTGAATATGTCCGGTATAAACTCTTTTATAACCATCTGCACTTTTAGGGTTTGCTCCATCTTCTTCTTGTATCTCAACATATTTATTGTACTTAATTAAAGAAAAAGTACCGTGCATCATAGCATATGTACATTTCTCTTCTTCTTGATATTTCTTTAATGTCTTTGATTCCTCTGCAATATCTTTTCGCCAAGGCATTATTAATATCTTTTCTCCACCGTATTCTAATATAGAACATTCTTTGTGAACATTTATATTAGGAATCCATTTAAGTGAATCTAAACTTGTAACCTCAGTATTGTTCTTAAAATAAATATCGTGGTTTCCTGCAACAATATGTACTGGTGCAAGTTTACCAAGTTTCTCGTATATCTTAATACCTAAGTCAAGTGCTTTTAAGTTCACTGAAGTTCTATTATCAAAAACATCACCACAGTTAAAAATAATATCACCTTCTTTGATATTATTCTCAATAGTTGGAATGATAAAATTCATATGAGTATCCTCCATGATTTCCAACCATTCTAAACTATTACTTCTTGCACCTAAGTGGGTATCGGTCATTATCCAAATACCTGCCATTCTTAAAATAATTTATTATTTTTATATAGACCTTGTTGTGTCAATTCATCTAATAGTTCAGACTTAAATATAATAGATAAATTCTTATGGAAATACTTTACCTCTTTGTCATTCAGATTTAAGTAAGAAGTAATTAAATCAAACATCTCTATCTTTGTAAGACTTGATAATATCTCATTGTTTTTTAACAACAACATACAAAAACTATAAATTTTGTTTACATGTTCAATAGATAAATTTATAGTTTTTTCATTTGGTATTGAATCTATAATATTTAATATAGCGGTATTGGAGGATATACATCTATCCAACTCTTCTATATTTGCTTTTTTGTTTACTGTTTCTTGATTATGGTCTGAGTACATCGGAGATGCTGTATCTGTCTCGAAAGAAATTTGTTCGGTATTAAGTTCTCCTGAATCATATCTTTGTTGTAAATAATAATTCGTTTCAATGTTTGGATTTTTATCCTTGTTTGCCATATGTCATATAATTAAGTTTCATCATAATATTTAAATTCATTTTTATATAAAAATCTTTTATAATTAAAAAAGACTACAAAAAGTTTGTAGTCTCATTTATTTTTTGTATCTTGTAAGATTGTTTATTCGCTAAAAAATTTATCTCTTAGAGCATTTAATTTATCAGCAGTGGGTTTACCTATACTCATTGCGATATGAAATGATATGGAATCTAAGATATCAATAGCATCCCATTTACACATTTTAGCAATATCTTGTCCTTTCTTTTGATATAGTGGACTAATGTCTTGGGTCATTGAGTTTTTTGCTCCTGGAAATACCGAATCTACTTCATCAGCAATATCAGAGAAGTTTGCATCTATTAGCGCATATTTAAGAATCTCTTTGACATCGTATTGATATTGCTTTGGTTCTTCGCCTTCTAAATAATCCAACAACTCTCTATGAACTTTTTTGTTGATTGTTGTATTACCTTCATTAACTTGTTTAGATTCTAATATTTGGTCATAATCAAAAACTACTGCTGGTGTACCTACTCCATACTTAGTAACTTTTGATTTGATTCCATAGATATCACTCAATGTTTTAACTACAGTTGAACCTTTTGATTTATCTTTTAATTGTAAATAAACAACTCGATTGTTTGGTTGCTTTATTACTTGAGATATATATTGACCAAGTGAACCAACAATAGACTCAACAGAATCACCTGCCAATTGTCCTTGTAGTTCAGACTCGTTTATAAATGCATCTAATCCTTTCATTATATAAAGTATTTTTCTATATTTAATCTTTTTTATACTTCATCATCATGTATAATAGTATTTGTTTCAGTAAGTCGCATATAATCATAGTCGATATTAATCCTACACTTAGTGTTTTTCCCACTCCCATCTCTTATTTTAAGCAGTTTCAACCAATATAACTTTTCCAAGTTCATATCAGGTGTTTGTATAATTGCCATAATATTATCACAAGTTGCAGCTAATCCAGCAGATTCTGCAATATCTCCTAATCCAATACTTGAACTATCAAACCCCCCTCTCGTTGTTTGCGTTGCACTAATTACTACAACATTTCTTCTTTGTGCAACTGCTCTTAAATCCTCACAAATATTCTTAATCTTGATATACGTACTTTCGCTATTTGGATTTCTCTTATCTCTCATGATATTAACGTAGTCAATAATAACTACATCGTATTCTATACCGGTTACTTCTTGGATTTTGCCAATATAATTATCTATATCATCAGCAGTTGCAGAACTTGTTGGATAATTTCTAATTGTTAATTGACCAGGTGTAACTAATGCTTGTTCTTTGAATTCATTGATTTTTGCTTTTAGTTTATCTGGACTCTTAATTGCAAAATCATCGTACTTGTTGATATTGATATTGAAAAGATTTGAACCAATTCTTTTGACAATCTTTTGTGCACCCATCTCCAAAGATATAACCAAAACATTCTTTCCATCTTTGATATAGTTCGCAGCATCGTTACCCATAAAAAGTGACTTACCTACGTTTGGTGGTGCAACATAAACATTTAAAGTACCTTTTGTATAACCACCAATATTTTTATCAATAAAGTTATAGTTACTTGATACCATGTCTTCTTCTTTTCTAATGTGCGAGGCAACATCATAAAAGTTTACTCCAAGGTCATCATCAAAAGTTAAATTGTTTCTACCATTGATTAAGTCTTTTACTGACTCGATTATATCTGCAACATTCTCTGGTGTTACTTTTTGTGTTTGGATATATTCTACAGTATCAACAATAGAAGAATCTAAGTGCTTCCATTTAATCCATGACTTAGCAGTTTCTTCTACCCACTCTATATCATAGTCAGATAGTTCTTTCTTGAAGAGTTCTTCAAAGAATACCTTTGTACATCTTTCTTCTAAGTCTTTGGTTGTAATAATCATCCATAGTTGGTCTTTGGATGGTGATTTCTTGAACTTATTATAGTATTGCTTTGCTATAGAAATTAGTAAATCTACTTCAGGAACTGTAAAGAATCCCTTTTGGGTTGTTTCTAAGTATTTTGGATTCTGTAATGCAAATAGTAAAAATATCTTCTCGAACTGTCCAGTATTAATCATATAGAAATTTGTTTACTTTTTAAAACAAAAAAAGGACTAAATAATTTTAGTCCTTTCTTAATATTTTAGTGGTAAGTATCCTACTGCTCGATAAACTCTATATCACTTACATTGATTTCATGTTCTTTACCGTTTTTATCAGTTCCGTAAACAACTTTTGATAGTGGACTTTCTGCCATATTTCCCATATCTATTGTATAGTAAGTGTTTTTAGCAAACACTAACGGGTCTGGATTTTTAATTGCTTTCTCTAAATCCTTAGCAGTTTTACCTTTGAAAGAAGTTCTACCAATAGCACCTTCTGCTAAAGAGTTATTATATGTAAAAATTTCGTTAGTAAAAGACATTTTATGCATAACTTTTATTTTAGTATTGGTATCCAAAAGGTTTATACTAACTTCTTTTATATTTTTTTCTCTATCCCTCTTTACAACCAATCGTGGCTGTAATTGTTTTATTATTTCTTCTACTGTTTTGTTATATTTAGTGGATAATTCAGCAACACTATCTAATTGCGATAGTTCTTTATTGAACAAGTCAATTGCTTTTTTATAATCCATTTCGTTTAAAAATTCATTTAATGATTTCATATCTTTTTCTTTTTTTTATTTAATATAATTTTTCTATAATTATTAAAGAAGTTCTTATGATAATGTCATGTCTTTTCTTTTCATATATTCTTCCATTATAGTTCCTTTAAATGCTTTGTCGAATTCTTGTTTGTCTAATGTTGCAAACTTAGTTACTTTACTTCGACCCACAAAAGAGTGTATATTTTTCTCATCAGTGTTTGCAATAATATCTGAAGCTAATGCTGTAAACGTTCCAACATTATCATAAGTTATTCCAATATCTTCAATTAAATCCAAAGTTTCAGTAGTACCTCCAACTTTTCCACCAAAATTAACAACTAATTTAGTTCCTTTTATACTTACAATTTGACCCATATGTGCTTCTGGTTTACTTCCACCAATCTTTCTTGGGTAAGTTACAACAGTCCAACCTGGGTTTGCTAAGAAACCTTCAATTTTGTTAGTAAATTGATTTTCTGTTAAAGATTCATCTATAATAGATTCTACGTTTTTATTTAAATAATCTAAACGTATATCAATATTTTTTGATATATTATTTTTTTTGGCTAGTTGGTTTGAAGGATAAATAGTAATCTCGTCATTAGATTTAGATTCTCCACTACCTCTCATACCACTTTTAACAACTTTCCATTCCTCTCCATCCTTGAATCTTATAATAGAACCAATGGAAAAATCTTCTATTTTATAATTATTACTATTTTGTTTCCCTTCGTTTAAAAATTCGTTTAATGATTTCATTTTTAATTTTATTTTTGTCTGTTTATATAGGTATTCCATGAACTTTTTATAGCAGATAAAAAATCATCCATTGTATATCTGTCATTTTCTATATTTACTCTTAATCTACGTTTACCTATTTTTGTCAAAACCATATAAACAAGTCCATCTGAAACAACTAAATTAAAGCAATCATAAGGAAATTTAAAGGATTTATTTAGTTCTAATCCAAATCCTACTGTATGTTTTGGCATTTGCCAGTTATCTAAATTAGCATCTGATGCTTTATAGTCTAAGGACACAAGAACTTTGTCCTTATATTGTTCTAATCCTTTAAATACACCTTTTGTTACTGTAGTTAAATTCTCGTTTAAAAATTCACTTAGTTTTTTCATATTAGTTTTTTTTTATTTAATCCTTTATCTAATTACAGTACTAATATACAAAAAAAGGTCGAGAAAAACAAATTCTCGACCTATTTATTTAAAAAAAGTTATTAACTAATCTTCTGACTCTTCTAACAACTCATCAATATCTTGTTCAACTTCGCTCGACTTGAACTCAAAGTCTGCTCTAATTACTTTATCAAATCTATCAACAAGTGGTTCCATAACCCGTTCAGTAAACAATTCTTGTGTACTTACTGCTTCTCCTAAATGTTCTACAATCCACTTTTGTGCACTATCTTTTGGAACAAAGTACATATCACTATCAGCACCAGTTGGTCTAAATACTTTCACTTTTGATTTATCAGTATCTTTAAGTTTTTCGTATTCTTTTGTTGTTATAATATTACCTTTTGCAATTCCAACATTCTCCCAAGATAAGTAATCTTGTACTCCTGCATATCTATTAAATGGTCTATCGAAATAGATAGGGAACTTAATTGTTCTTGGTTGTGCAAATCTATTCTTTGCGGTTTTAGCAGTTACAATAATACCAGTTTGTCTTTTGTCATCATCTTTATCATCTTTTACTTTTGCTTTAGATAAAAATAATGTAACACTTGGTGAGAATTGTACTCCTCCACCACCACCTTGTACTACTGGGTCACCATATCCACCAATATTAGCAAGTACATGATTTGTAAAGATTAATGGAATACCAAGTGCATTCAAATCACTTGTAATAATTCTAAAGAAAGAACGTATTTGTTTTGCTCTTGTCATATCTGCTGCATTATTTCCTGTCTTAGCATCTTCAATTTCTTTACTGGATGCAATCATACCAATAGAATCAATAAACAAAATAATCTTTGGAATCTCTCCACCTTTTTTTCTAATATCTGATAAATTCTTAATAAGAATAGCAAAAGAAGTTTTTAATTTCTCAATCTCAGAAAGTGGTTCATATCTAAAATTGTTTAAATCAACACCAAACTTATCTAACATACCTGAATCAATAGCACCTTCCGTGTCGTAGTAGATTGGCATATATCCCATTTTCTGTGACCTTCTTATTAAGTTAGCACAAATAAAGGTTTTACCACTATTATGAGAAACTAAACCATCTCCTGCATAATATCTATGATTTTCATGTTCTACTGTAAAATCATAAACTTTTTGTTTATTCTCTT